TTTATTTTTTAGAAATGTTGAGGAAGGACGTGGTGCGCAAACCTTCCTCAACGATAGAACGCCATGCGAAAAAGGCAGGAGAAAAAACACAGCGATCTTTGCACCTTCACTAATTTATATATGTATTTATATATGATAAAAAAAGAGAGACTGGTATGTCTCTCTAAATTATGGTGGTGTTATTCTGTCTGTGGTTGAAGATCTGCGGAAGGATCTTCTTCTGTTAATTCACAACCATCATCATCTTCTTGTTTGTCCATGAAGAAGGCCCCGCTGGTCTGCAGGATCACACCTGCGAGATAAGCAATAAAGCCTAGTACTAGGAACGTGAAGAACGCCCCCGAGCACACCATTAGGAAAAATATTCCTCCAAGGAACATTCCAATCCCTGCGAGGCATTTGCCTGTAGTTTCACAGGCCACTCCGAAATCGTAAATCTTCTCTGGCAGTTTATAGAACTTCATATCAACCTCCATTGTATTGATAAACTCCGTCTATTTCTTTCAATTCATAAATCGGACCTTCGTCCATGAATTTTGGTTCCGGCTCAAATTCTGAATATTCCCTTCTTAGATCGGGATGATTCATAACAAGTTTGTAAAATTGTTCAGGTGTCATAAAAATACTCCTTTATGGATCTTATCATACAAGTTATATATGTAGTTATTTTGTTTATAAAAAAACAGAATATGAGAACAAAAATAAATAATTAAAAAGTATATTGTGTTCATTTTAATCTTCTAAGGAGTTGTCAATGGCAAAAGACGATTTGATCTTCAATGATATCGGAAATAATGATGACATTATTTTTGATTCAAAAAGCAAAGGATTTTTTAAATCCGTTTCTTATGCAACATCAAGACTTAGTGCTGCGTTAACAGATGTTTATGATGCAATAGATGAAGAAGCTGAAATTGAAGAATCTAAAGTAGCAGCTTCTATGTTGGCTGGTGGGAGTCCCTTACTGGCACATTTCATGGAAGCAGGAATAGATAGATATATTCCAAAACTAAAAAAATCAGTTTTGATACTTAAAAATAAAGCAAAAGATTTTATATTTAAGAAAAAGAATTTGGATGAATTGCAATCCGAATTTTCTAAAGTGGAAGACGAATTATCAGAAGAAGAAAAGAGTTATCAGAATGAACTTAATAGTTTAACAAATAGAATGGAAGAATTGGATGCAACTGGTACAAAGAAATCTAGCAAAAGGAAAAAAACAGTTACAAATAAGAAAGTTAAAAGACCTATATCAGGAAAAATTACTAAAGGAATGGAAAAAATTGGTCCAAAGGCAGAATATGACTTTCAGGAAATGTTTCAGATAAGAAGAAATAAATTATCCGATAGTCCATCATTTAAAAAATTAGTTGCTAAAAATAATAAATTTCCATTTGGTGATTTTATAGCAAATCAACTTGAGAAGATAAGTAAAAATATTGATAATGTAGATAAGAAATTATTTAAATTAAATGATATGATTTCAGACATGGTTAGTTTGAATATTGTCAAAGCAGATGCGGAAAGAAAAGAAAAGGCAAAAGGAAATATAAAAGGGAAAAGAGTTGAAACTTCTAGTGAGATGCTGAAGTCTTTAGATAGGATACATAAAGCTATATTGGATCTTCCTGTGAAACAATCCACATCAGAAGCAGATAATTTTGAAAAAATCGCAAATGATACAAAGGGAAGACTAACTGCAACCTCTGGATTATTTATAAGACAATCTATAATTAAAAAAGGTCAGAAAATTCCTGGAATGGTGATACCTGATGCAAAGAGTGGTTTAATTTCCGGTGCTGAATTTCAGGGATTGATGCTAACTCAGGCTGTCCAACAGTTATATTGGATGAGTCAATCCATGGGAAAATTATTCGGTGGAAAACAACAAAATCTTATAGGATATATTGCGCAAGGATTTGAGTCCGCTATGCAAGCAGTTGCAATGAGAACTCCAATTATCAGACAACTCAATATGATGTTTGGATTTATGGAATATATTGGTAAGTTTATGTTTAAAGTATTAGGATATTTTGCGCTTCCTATAACAATGTTAATACCAGGAAAAAGATTAAAATATGCTAAAGAGGTTCCATTAAAAGGTACACCGATAGAATCGCTTGTAAGTGTCGGTCTTTATCAATATAATAAACTTTCAATGATTTATGAATTATTGGCAAAGGTCCATTCAAAGGAAGCAAAGGGAGTTTCTGCGACAGAATTATATTCTAAGATTCCTGGAATTACACCCTTAGTGAAAGGACTTATTGGAACCACAAAATTTTTATTGGGCGAGAGAAAAGAAAAAATAGAAAAAGAAAAGAAATCTGGAATGCTGGCCAGAATGAGAGAATCTTCTAAGAGATTTTTTATAGGATCAGAAAAGGAACGCTCAAAAGCATTTAGTGAATTATCATCACAGCAAAAACAAATGCAGATAGAATATAATATGTTGAAGCACCTTTCTTCAATAGATGCTCATGTTATAAAAATAGTTAAAAATATTGATCCCGGTGCTTCGGTAAAACCACAACAATATTCTGATATTGCTGATTATGTTAAAGCACAGGGAATGGAAAAAACAAAAAGAGGCGCATCACGTTTGGGTGGCGCAATCCACACCGCAACAAAGCCATTTGCAAAATTAGGTTCAATGGCTGCTAGATGGATGAAAAAGAAACGGGAACCAGAATATGAAATATCTGGGGGTGGAAATTATAAAAAAGTATTATCTGATGAAGAAAAGGCAAATGCAGAAGAAGCAAAAATTAAAAGAAGTGTCCTGAAGAAATCAAAAGATTGGCTTTCAAAACCATCCGTCATTGGTGGTGGTGTTCTTCTTGGAGCATCATTATTAAACCCACTGGCATATATTGCATTGAATAGTATATGGGGAATGGGAATGCTTGGATCATTCACCGGTGTTGAGGAATTTAAAGTTTTTAATGATTTATATGATGAAACTGCCACGTCCATTGGTGAACAATCTAAAAAAATATGGAATGTGGTTGGGGATCAAAAGACCCCTCTGACATCAAAATTGCAACAGAGTTTTAATAAACTTTTTCAAAAGAAAAGAAAACCAAATGCACTGTCAGCTATATTCGGTTCATCTAAAAGAAAAGTAAAAGAAGAAGCAACGAGATTAAATAATGAAGAAGTGAAAGTAGAAAAACAACAACTAGAAGAAGATAAAAAATCAACTACTTTATTAGAAAAAATTAAAAATTTTTCTCGAGAAACAAATAGTAAATTGGGCAAACTCCCCAAAAAGATTACATCCGCAGCAAGAGTTGGAATGGGTGTTATTGGTGGATTTGTGGTATATAAACTCATGGGTGGCGTTAAAGCTGTTTTTGGAAGTACACCCATGGCAAGATCATGGCTCACAATTAGCACAGGAATTGCAGCATATTTGGCAACAAAAGATATAAATGCAGCTCTTAATGTTTTACAAGTGGGAGTTATTGGTGGTGGACTTTTATTTATATTTGAAAAATTAAAACCATTTTTGGGAACTAAAGGCGCATTAGCAACAACTGCTGGAATAGGAATTGCTGCTGCAGTTTCTGGTCCTGCAATAATTGCCACTAAAACATTATCAACCGTCGGTGGATGGATAAAAGGTGCATTAGTTGGTACAGGACTTGGTGGATCCATACTTTCCGGTTTATCCACTGCAACAGCCGTTGCATTATCACCAGCAGGATTAATTGCTTTAACTATTGGGGGTTCGGTTGCAGGACTTACATATTTGCTTAAAAAGAAACACGAAGAAGCAGCCGAAAGAGAAATCAAACGTGCAAAACAAGACGCCAAAGAAAATGAAGCTTTATTGGATGTCAATAAGACAATTGTTGAACAATTCGGAACCCAGGAAGGAAAAACAAAAATTGCTCAATTAGCAGCAAAGGCTGGAATAAGAGCTTCTGGATCTTTAGAAACTATGGCCGATGAACTGAAAGGTTTAGAAGAAAAGAAATCTAAAGCTTGGTTCTATAAAGAAGCAAGATTTGGATGGAAGATAGATGCACTCAAAAAAGTTATGTCCGAAAGAACAGAGACAGCAAAATCTATAAAAGACTTTCAGACAAACCTTTTCTCAAGATTAAAAGAAGTAAAAGCCGATGTAGATATTGCTGGGGCTAATAAAACATTCCTTAATATGTTGGATGAATTAAAAGAAAATAAAGATATAAATAAAGGAACAAGAAAATCCATTAATAAACTTTCAGATAAATTATCTTCAGATATAAAGAAGAAAGGGCCGATTAGTCAATGGTCAGAAAAGGATATACTCGAAACACCAGCAGAAAAAAGATATCATCTTTCCGAAATAGCAATTTATGGTGCCCAATTAGCAGCAATGGGTGTAGATAAGAATTCAATATTAAAATTTCTTGATAATGCTTTCTTTGCCAACAAACAGTCTGGTAAAAATACCGCTGAATTCAAAAGAAGCCTTACATCTTCTGCCGCCATGGCATTAAAAGGTGTATCTGGAAAAGACGTAAAATTTCAGGAAAGAGTTCCAATTTCATCAAAATGGATACAAGCTGCAAAAGATAAATATAAAGGAATAAAATCCAAACTTGGTAACACTGGTGTTGTTAAAAAATTAAAGTCCGTAAAAGATAGATTTGCCTTTGAATCAGATAAACAACAAATTCAGCAGGCATTTGAATATCATAAAAAAGCGGAAGAAACCAAAAAGAAATGGTTTGGAACCTTTAGAGCACATAAATATTATGTTAAAGAAAATAAAACAATGAATAATTTGATTAATGATATTATCGGCCAATATAAAAAAGGAATCATGTCCAGACCAGAAGCAGCCGCAAGAATGGTTTCTGCTTTATATCGTGCAAGAAAAATGGGGTATATATCAGATGAAGATGTAAACGGTTTTAAACATCTTTTCAAGCGCGGAGTTTTGCGAAAGTTATATGGTGGCAATATGAATCTAATGGCGATGGAGATGATGTCTGGCAAGGAAAAAACTTTCACTGATGTTATTCCAGACTACAAAGAAGGAATTACAGAAATGCAGAGAATGGGAATGTTACCTTCTAAAGAAGAATTAAAGAATATTAAATGGAAGGATGTAAAAACTATAGGTAAAGCGGCATTTACCAAATTGAAAGATGAAACAAAATACAGAACAAGAAATATAGCCAAGACATATGAAGAATATAAATCACTAAGCGACAAAGAAAGAAAAGAAGGATTATTGTTTATAAAACAACATGGTTCAAAAAAATTAAAAGCAGTGGCAGTGGGAACGGAAATGGCCAGAAAAGGAGAAAGTGCTGTTAGAAAAGCTAAAGAAATGTTCTCAGGTTTATTTAAAGATAAAGAAACAGCAAAATATGAAAGAGATCAGGGAGTAAAAGAATCAATGGGCAATGCAGTTACAGCAATAAGAGCAAACACAACAACAGTTATTAATCAGTTGAAATCAAGTAATACAACTACTGTTTCGTCCAATAATTCTCAAGAAGGACAATCTTCAATGGACGATATTATTAGTGCATTCAATAAAATGCAAGGACTATTAATGCAGGGGGAAATATAACATGCCAGACTATAATCACTTATTGTATAATCCAGTAAATCCAGTATTACCAGATTTAAGTCCATACAATCCAGTCAATTTGGTTAATTCTGCAATGGCTGCAATGGCAATGTTTGGTTTGTCACCTGCAAAACCGATTGAACATGGTAAAATATTATTGCCTTACAGAATCGGGTTTCCGCCCGATGATGATGTTATGAATGGGGCCAAACAAGGAACTGCAGATGCTTTCCCTGAAGATACAAGGCAATTTTTAATTAGAATGGATTTAGCGCCAAGGCTTCAAACTATTGATTTCTCATCTCATATTTTTAAAACAATTGATGCTACAAAAGATTATAAAAAAGCATTGAGATCTCATGGAATTGGTATGTTAACAAATAAATTACATTTATATATTCTTTCGGAAGGTGCGATATCTGATGGTGCATCTAGTTCATATGGACCATCATTTCTTGGATCTACATATAATCTGTTTTCCTCAATAATGCCAAGAGAATTAATAAGTTTGGCCAGATCAAATCCCGTATTTCAGGATTTTGCCCAGCAATTAGGATCAAAAGTAAGAGCAGGTGGAAAATCAATAGAGAATATGGCAAAAGAGGCGCTTGGTGAGGAGATGTATGGAAGTGTGGTAAATATGTCGAAATCCGTTGGAGGACTATCAACTCTTGCGTATAATTTAGCACAAGGAAAAAGAATAGATCTTCCGAATATATGGCAAGGATCTAGTTCCAGATTATCATATTCCGTTACTGTTAGATTATATAATATTAATCCATATGATGAAGAAATGTATAAAAAACAGATAGTTGGTCCGATAATAGCACTTATGGCACTGACACTTCCTAGATCTGCTGATGGTATTTTTTATGATAGACCATTTATGGTTTCAGTAGATTGTCCAGGTTTGTTTAAAATTAAAGAAGCCGCAGTGACGGACGTATCAATTGTTAAGGGTGGAGATGCTAATGATATTTCATTTGAACAACATCCAAATATGGTGGATGTCAGAATAAGTTTCGAATCTGTATATCCTTCAATGGTTATGATTGATGATGAACCTGCTGAGGGTGATACATCAACTGGTGGAGAAACAGCAACAGAAAAACAATTCAAAAGTAAAACTAATATGCAAAGATCACAAGATTCATTAATAACAACAGATGCTGGTCCACCAACATTGTCAGAATATATGGATAATCTTTTAGATAAAAGAGAATTGCAGGCCCCTGGAAAGGCGTCAACAAGAGGATCTGCTAATGTTAAAAGCATATCAAAAGGTTTAGTTTCAGAACCCACTGGAGGAGATAGGGTTTCGCAGAATCAGATTGATTTATATAATGATCTGAAGAATAGGAGCACCACATAAAATGGGTGCCAAGAAATTGATTTTAAAGAACAAAAATAAAGTGTCTATATTATAAGGAGGAATTGTGGTCAGAAAGACAAAATTTATCAATTTAGCTGACTATCGATTTAAGAAAGTCAATGACTCCGCTTTTGGTCCTGGTAGTGGATGGCTCGAAATATACAATAATAATAATTCTGAGTTATTATTCAAGTCTAATAAAATTGTATATGACGGGAGAGAAATTTTTGCACAGCGTGTTTTTGGTGAAAATCGCGTGACAGGTAGCGGTGATAAGGATCTTTTTCTTAGATACATGACAGTTGGAACAGGAGGATGTGATCCAGGAGACCCCAATTTACCATTGGATCCAGATCTTGAGGATCATGGACTCGACACAGAAATAGTTATTGATTTGGCTGATCCTGATTGCATTCCTGATGGTAAAAAGAAGAAATTTGCTAGTGTAGAATTTTTACAGGATATTAACAACAATAACCGGTATGTCATTGCGAAAGCAACTGTTGTCATTGGGAGGACTCAATGCAATGGTCAAAGCTTAAATGAAGCAGGATTATGGTTTTCAGATAATAGCAATCCGGCGGCAGCAACACGGTTTGTGTTGGCTTCCAGGATTACATTTCCAAGTATAACCAAAAACGACACATTAGAGTTAGTATTAGCATGGTATTATTTCATGTAATTAAAACAGAAAAAGTTAAAAAATATTTTTAGGAGGAATTGATATGGCTATTCCTATCAGCCCAGGAGCTTATTCAAGCTTTACAGATTTAAACTCATATGTTCAGAACGTGCCAGTGTCCATTGGTTTTATTGCGTTCCTTGCTGATAAAGGTCCAGATAATGAAATAATTTTCTGCCCAGATCAGCAAGCACTAATAACCAATTTCGGGGAACCTAATTATTTCAAATATGGTCCATCTTACGGACAAGGCATGATAAATGCCGAAAAGAATGTCACAAGTTCTGGATCTATGTATTGTATGAGGGTTTTACCTGCTGATGCTCAAGTTGCAAACTTAACTGTACAACTTCAAAAACCAACAGGTGGAGCTTTCACTACTACTTTTACACAGGACATTTTTACAGATAGAAGCACTGCAATGCAGAGTTTCTATGCAAAAGCAGAACCACCAGCCCAGGATTATTGGCATCCGGCAATGATATTTACTGCCACCGGACGCGGGGAATACTACAATAGACTTAATTTCAGATTGACAAAGGTTATGAATAAAGAAGAAACTTTTATTCTCGATCTTTATTATGAAAAGGACGATGGTTCATTGCTTCTTATGGAATATCATGAAGTTGCTTTCAAAGACGGAATCGTTGACGATTTTGGACAGAGCATTTTTATAGAAGATGTGCTTGAAAGAACTAGTCTATATCTTAGATGTGGAATTAGTGATAGAAAAACATATGATCAATTAGTTGCCGAAGTAGAAAATGAACTTGCAGGAGCTGTCAACCAAGTTCTTGATATGATTTATGAACCACCTCTGGCACCAGCCAATGGTGATACTTATCTTGTATTAAGAGGTGGTCGTGGGGGCTTCGCAGGGCTAGATGGAAATTATGTTGTTTGGAATACAATTGGTGGAACATGGGTCGCAACTCCCGCTCTTGATGGTGATGTCATTAAAAGTGCTGTAGAAGGAAAACTTTACGCACATTATGGCGACGGAATAGTTGATCCTTATAATCCGCTCATTCATGACATTATTTTCAAATTTGGAGCAGAAGTATATGCTGGCGGTGGAGATCTCAGCATGAAAGAAATGGGTTCAGGATCAGATGGAACACTCTGGGATATCAATGGCAAATTAGATGGAAATGTTGCAACACAATCATTATCTAAAGCATATGTTGGTGATTATGATGAAAACGTATATGATATTGATAACGTTTTGTTTGATACAGTATTTGATGCCAACTATCCAACACCAGTCAAAGATAATATTAATTATCTCGCATCAATCCTGAGAAAAGATTGTATAGCACTGTTAGATAATGGTGATGATGTTAATCCACAAACAGCTATTGCATCCAGATATCAGAATCATCCATATAACAATAGCTACATATCTCTGTGGTCGAACCATACAAAAGTTTATGATAATTATAGCGGAAGATATATTTGGGTTTCACCTTCATATCATCTTAGCTACATTATTCCACAGAGTGATGAAGAAACCTTTATTTGGTTTGCTTTTGCTGGTCTTAATAGAGGTGTCTGTGAAAGTGTTAAAGATTTAAGATATAATCCAAAACAAGCACAGAGAGATAATCTATATCTTGCTCAGTTGAATTATATTGTCAGATTAGAAGGCTTTCCAGTTTTCTGGCAGCAGTTAACATCACAGAGTAAACCAAGTGCAATGCAGGATATCAATATTGTTAGAGCAGTTCTATATATTGATAGAGCATTGAGAAAATATTGCAGAAACTTCATCTATGAACAAAATGATGAAGAAACTTGGGCAATGGTTGAAAGTGCAATTGCTGGATTCCTCGAAACAGTAAAGAAGCAGCGTGGTCTCTATAGTTATTCAGTAAAAGCCGATGCGTCAGATGAAGAAAGAAAAAGAAAAATATTCAATGTAGATGTTATTCTTGAACCAACAAGAACAACTGAGAAGATTTTCTTAAGGCATTATATCCAGTAATTTATATAGAATGGGGTGGGGTGCAAAATCCCACCCCCTTATACAATTTGGAGGATTATAAATGATATTAACGCTTAACAAATCTGATGCTCGTTTTATTGCAGATAGCATTAGATTAAATTATTTAGAAAAAAATATTTCCTTAATGGAATGTTGTCATATAGATAGTCTCATGTGTGTTAAGGATGTCGATATATTAAAAGGATGTGTTTATCAAGAAGGTCTTTTAACATTTTTTGGTGGCATGACATTATTAAGCACTCTTATGAAAATAATCGAGGCAGGTCTGACAGTATTGGTTGGAAATATCGCATTAAAAGGTGTAAAGAAAGCAGCAGGCATGCCAACAACAGCCGACAAAATTGACAAAATTACCAAAGAATCAGAATCATTAAAAAATGATTTACAAAAATATAGAGTAGAATTAAATGCATTAAGAGGAAAAATACAATCATCGGCAGAGGAAAATAAAGCTGCATATATGAAAGATTTTAAAAAATTAGCCGTTAAAATTATAAGAGAATATAGAAATGCTATTGCACTAAGATTTGATGCTGTTGCATTAATGAAAGATAAAGATAAAATGATGACACCTGGAAGTTTTTCAGCTTCATCTCGAATATTGGCGAATGTTTCTATAGTTTTGATGATGTTTGCATTGACTGCTACAGGCGTTGCTTTTGCTAAAATGATTGCATCATTAATTAAAAGAATTTTTAATTTTATGAAAGATATGCCAGCTAAAAAAGACCAAGCAGTTAAAAGTTTTGTTAAAAGTATTGATTCTGCTAGCAAATCTCTATTAACGAAAAAGAAAAATTAAAGGAGAAAATATTATGAAAGTTCAGTTTACCAAAAGTGAATTAAATTTTTTAGCAGAATCAATTAAATATTGCACGGTTAAAGATAATATTGGTCTATTAGAATCTAAACAACTTGTTACTATATTAGAATGTGATAATTTATCAATTGTTAAGAAATATTTAAAAGAAGAAAAAGTGAGTAATGCAGGATTGTCAACCATTGGGAAAGAAGCAATGCGTGCTAAAAATGCAGAAAGAAATATGAAAGAAATGGAAAAAGCAAAAGAATATTTACATGCAAGTAAAAAGGAAATTGCTAAATTTTATAAAATGGCATATGAAGAATTATGGGCATATGGACAATCATTATATTATAAAATGCTTGGTGAACTTAATGCCAAAGATGCAGATTTTAAAGCAATAGAAAAAAGATATCAAAAAAAGGCAGAACTTGCCCAGGGTGGTGCTATATTAAAAACTGTATCCGATAATTCAAAAAGATTTAAAGACAGATATGATAAACTGTTTAATTCTGGAAAAGAGTCTATGAAAGAAAATAAGCAAAAAGCATTATCTGCATTGAAAGATTTAGAATTTGGTGAATTTTTTAACCATATGAAAAGTTTGTTATCATCAATAAGAAATACAATTGCCCAATTTCTTTATATTAAACTTGGATATGAAAAAGCAGATAGAGCAGCATTGAAAAGAATGATGCTCGATCCAAAAGTAGAAAAACAAATGCAGCAAGCAGTTTCAATGAGAGAAGTTATTAATTCGGAATTTTCAAATAAAACAGCAGATTGGACGACTAATTTCAACAATGCAACAATTATGAGTGCGAATGCTCTTATAGCTGCAATGGCAATATTATCTGCAGTTGGAATTGGTGTATTGGGTAAAATGTTATTTCCTGTTATTAGAAATTTAGTTGCTAAGATTAAACAAATGTTTGAAAGTGGCAAAAAAGGTAAAAAACCTAATGCATCATCCATTAAATCTGCTGTAGGTGTTATAAAGAAAGTTGCAGAAAAATCTGGAAAGAAACATTTGAAGAAGAGAGCAGAAAAAGCTTCTAAAAATAAAAAATAATTTTAAATTGGGGGAGTTAAATGAAACTAGAATTCACAAAAAGCGAAATTGATTTTTTAGCAGAATCTATTAAGTATGATCTGCTTAAATCTAATCTGCGCATATTGGAGACACACCAACTCTCAAAAATAGCAAAATATGATAACTTCTCTTTAGTGGAAAGATATTTTGAAGAGGCAGCCAAAGATAATGAAGAAGAAAAAGATGATGAACTCAAAGGAAAACATGTTACTGAAATAAAAAAGCAATATATTTCTTTAGGATCTCAACTTAAGAGTGTGGGTTCGGCAGCAGCAGATCAATTAAAAATGCTAATGCAAGCAGAAACACTAAAAACTGCAATTTCTAGAGGTAATATGTATGTTGCAGCTATATTGACACAAAGCAGAACATCATTAATAACAACGGCTGCAAAAGTGGGAGTGTCCGCAACAATAGCAGGGGCCGCACATACTGTGGCAGCGACAATTCTTTCCATAGTTGCAACTGCTCTTATATCAATGGTTGCTATATCTGTATTTAAAATGGCATGGGCACTTGGAAAAACCATAATGCGCGGAATTGTAAATATTGTTAAAAGATATATCAATACTATTAGAGGAAAAAAAGACCCAGACGATGCAGCAAAAGAAATGGAACAAATGATGAAAAGGTCTAAAACTGCTCTAAATACAAGTAAGCGAATGATCAGAATTATTCCCGGGAAGAAAGGACAAAAACTTCTTACCAGAATAAATAAACTTGATGAAAGGCTTTCGAGGTAATTATGGATATTAAATTAGAATATATGATAGAAGCATACGACATCAAATTTGATGAAATGAGACATTTATGTGAAGCACCAGCATTCGTGGGAGCATCTTTAAAATTTGTCGCAAATAAAGCCATAAATACAATAATAATGGCTGCTAGTGTAATATTTGCCATCAAATGGGTTGGCGAAACAGCATCTAATAAGGTTGTGGATGAAATGAAAAGAGGTAGAGAAAATCTAAAGGATAATGCAAAAGACACATCAACTAAAATTAAAAGGCTTGTGGATGATGTTTCTGAAACCGCAAAAACTTTACAATCTGATAAAGGTCAGAGATGGCTCATTTCGAAATTAAAGATCATAACCAATGCGATGTTAGCTTATGTCAGAAGGGCAGGAAGATTTGCTATATCGACTAGTGGATGGGATAATCTATCAGTCGAAAAGAGAGAAACTATACATAAACTTTGGACGATGAATATTAGAGCATTAACACTTGCAACAAAATCGTCTGTTGCAGTTGGAACAATAATGGCCGTAATATATTTGTCATACAAATTATTAAGTGATTTAAAACAAAAAAATGCTGAATCGGTTAAAAATGATTTGAAAAATAAATCGGTTCAGAGTGTGAGCTTGGCAAAAAGAGCGATACGCAAAAGAAATATTGGGAGGTAATATACCATGTCAAGAAATACAGGCGCAGACAAACAAGCATTTGCCAATTTATATGCAAATCCATATACAAAAACATTTGGTGGTACAAACAAAGGAACTGCAGATCCGTTTATATCAGGTTATTTTGGATGTTATTTTCAAGACCTGCCAGAATCACTGACAGGAGAAACAATCAACCAGCTTGGTTTTGGAAAAACTTCTTTTAATAAATTATTGAGTGCAACAGCACTCTCTGTCACGGTTCCAGCTGTTACTATTAACAAAACTACACTCACAGGGATTGGCGGCAAAAAGTGGTCAGTGGTCAGCAACATAGATGTTGGTGATTCGTTAACAGTTAGATTTACAGAATTCAGTGGAATTCCAATTGGAAAGATACTATATTCGTGGGGAAAAATTGCAAGGTCAGTAAGACATCACGTTTCTGCCCTTAAAGCAGGCGCATACACAAAGAGTCAGTATGCTGCATCCCTTTACTATTGGACTATGAGACCATCCATGAATCCAAGCGAGAAAGATGTCGAAGTTGCATTCTGTTTCACAGGTTGCTTCCCAAACAAAGTTCCTCTCGATTCATATGGTGGTGATGTTACAACTAATGACAAGGTTGAAATCGATGTTGATTTCAACGTTGATGAAGTATTTTGCACTCTGGAAGCGGATAATGCATGGGTTATGACTAAGGTTGTAACAATCATGACTAAAACTCTCGATTATAAGAGCATCAGAGAAGCCATCTCTACAGGCGGACTTGGTGGTCCAAATAAAACCAATTAAAATATTTCTTCTCCAGGACACGAATGAGGGATTGGTCATAAGACTTGTCCCTCATTTTTTTTGTTAAAAACAAAGAAATAGAGAACAAAATTAAACTTAATTAAACAATGGAGGTCTTTTTAATGTTTAAAGGTGTAAATATTCAAGTTCCTGAGATTGAGGTAATTTGCCCTCAATCAAAAAACAAGTTTAGAGTCAGGAGTCTCAGTTTGGGAGAAGAAGCCAATATGAAAAGTTCACTGCTGGCTTCAAATGGTCCAATATCAATTAAGCTCAACGAAATTATCTATGATGCAATCGCAGATGAAAACAAACCATCGTTTGATGAATTTTTAAAAACAACATCAACAAGAGATAGGGATGCGTTGTTATTGGGTCTTTATCAAATTACTTATGGGGATGAATATGTCTTGGAAAATTATCAGTGTATTAATCCAAGGTGTCAAAAATCCTACAATCTACGCACAAAACTTTCCAATGGATTTAATATATGTGCGTATAAAGGAAAAGATAATTTATTAGAAAAAGAAATTCCTGTAGAATTGGCAGAGGGAGTTGTTGCATATGTTCATCAGCCGACATTGAAGTATGAAAGCATGGTCTATGAAAAATTAACAGAAAACGATCTTTTAACACCTCTATATTTAAAAATTGCAAAACTTGATGTCACAAATCAAGATGGAAATTATATTCTTTCTATTGAGGAAAATGAAATTGATTACTCAATGGTCGTTTCTAAAAATTTATTTAGTATACATAAGAAAATGATCAACGAAGCATATCTAAAAGAATATGGAAAGTATGATGTGTCAGTCACAATACTTAATAGATGTCCATACTGTGGACATAATGATGAATTCGAGTTAGACTTCGTAAAACAATTTTTTCTTGTGGTATTCGGAACCTAAAAACTCTAATACGTTTAGAAGAGATTTTATAGAAAAGGTCGCAGTCGCTATCGATGTTCTAAAAATTTCGTATCTAGATATAATATCAATGCCAGTTTATGAATTTACAGTTTTAATGGAATTAAAAGCAAAAAGTCTCGAAGAGCAAAGAAAAGCACTTGCAGAGATGAGGGGTAATTATAAATGATAGGATTAAGAAGAATTAAAAATCAAATTACTGATTATGGTGATTTTCTTGAGGTCTATGATATTGATGTGATGATAGATGCGTTAGAAAAGATTTTTGGAATTATGTTAGAAACATATCCATTCGATCCAGAACTCGGCTCCAATTTATTTAGATATATATGGGAGCCTTTCGATGATATCACAATGGAAAATCTCGAGAATGATGTTAGAAATGTTATGAGTCAACATATTCCCGGTTTAAAATTGAGAAATTTAAACATAGTTACTAGTAATGATAAAAGTTTTATATTAGAGCTATATGTTGAATTCCAAGGAGTGAAGAGAACATCACAATTTCTGTTTGATAAAAGTGGATATTCATCTTTAATTAAAGACGACTGAGGTTTCGAATAAGGGTGGTTGGTGGGAAAATTAAATTTAGGAGATATAATGGCAGTTGAAAATTCTATAATGGCAATAGATTACATGAATGAATTCCATGAACTCATTTATCGTTTTTATGGAACGGAATATGTTGTCTATCCATGTACGTATTATCGATTAGATTATACAAACAGCATCAAGGAAGAAGATAAATTCGAGAGTGGTGCGTATGAAATAATTGGCGAGTACAGTGGGTATAAATGGCACAAAATATATATGTTTCCAGCTGCATTCTGTGAACCGATTACTAATATTTCTCCTGTTCGAGATGAAAGGGGGAGGATATTAGAATTGAATACATCTTTTGTGATTCCGGGTCAATTATTTATGCAACCGTTGTATAATGATCTGGTCATATTTCCTACAACATTAAGACCGAATGAATTTGAAAAATATCCATCTTATATTGTTTCTGGAATAGAAAGAGCTATATTTTCTAATGAGACTTTATATAAAGTGACAGTTCAGTCGTTCCATGCTAGTGAAGATATGATAGATGCACAGGTTGATGATGAATATATTTTCATTGATTATTTTAAAAAGATCTATCCGTTGGCAACCGGGACGCAATTGTTGAATCTTATGAGTAATGTTGAAACGGAAATGTGGGATTTCCATAATACTTATTTTGATAAGAAATCTCAAATGTTTAGCGTTGAGACAACATAAAAGGAGTAAAGATGAATTATATCCACACTAGTCGTGAACAAATCAGATTTCAAATGACACAGCTGGCAAAAGAATATTTACAGCTTCAAAATATAGATTTTTCAAAAACACACTATTTATCATACATATTAGACATTCTTTCTATATTAACTGCCAACATTTTATATTTTTCATCAATGTCTCACCATGAATCAATTTTAATAACAGCAAGATTAGATGAACCTATACGAAATCTGGCTGCAGTAATAGGATATAATCCATTAAATGCTGCAAACGCCCAGGTTGATTCCTTATTCCAAGTAAATATAAAGAATGCACCATTGGAATTTAGGTTTCAGATGAGTGGTTTGTTTAGAGATTCTGTTATAGTTCCAACTGGTTTTGAGGAAAGTGGTTTTCGAGTTGTTTCTACAAATAATAATTTTCAGCTTATAAATAAAAATGTAATCGTACAGAGAAATAATGTTGGGCTTATAAAAGTCATGTTGGAAACAACGACCGGCACAATTCTATTACCATATGATTACAATATAGCAAGTGGTGTTTTATCATTTTTTGTAACATTCGATCAGATAGATTTAGTAACATACGAATATACAATTGATGATGATGTCATGCCTTTCCAGTTTTACACTATTGAACAACCAATAACAAACAATTCTATGTTGGCTGATGTTGAAATATATGTTAATGATGTATTGTGGACGAGATCATTAAATAATATAGGAATGGAATCAACTGATGAAAAATTTATCCTGAAAACATTTAAAGATAAATTTATGTTGATTTTTGGAAATGGATTATTTGGAAAACAACCTCAGCCAGGAGACATCATTAAAGTTAGAGCTTTTATGACAAATGGATCTAGAGGAAATGTTGTTTCTGGAATGGTTATGAAAAAGGATCGAATAAGAGTGGTAGACTCTGGCACCGGAGGCATTCAAGAGGTGTCCTTTGATGTCACGAATCCGTCTGCAGGTTATGGTGGCTCGGATATGGAAGAGAATAATGCTATTAAAAGAAATGCAATTGCAAGTTTGCAATCACTAAATAGATTAGTCAGTGCAAACGACTTTAAAAACATTAGCGCCATAACAAATATACCTTTTGAAGATTCCATTTCTTATTTAAAAAGATCGGATTTGAAAGTGAATGAAATAAATACATATGGTGTCATAAAATTTAACGACGAAGTTGTTCCAATGACATCATTTATAATACCAGGAATATAAAGGGAGTATACTATGCCTACACCTGACGTAATAATTTACCCTTATACTATCCAAACATATGAAGGAATAGATTGGTATATTCCATATGAAATACACGTATACTATGATAGCATGTTTGGAGAATATTTTTATATGGCAAGAGATTTGGATTTGGAATATAACGTGGAATTTTCTGATGTTGATCATCATCCACTATTTCTTTCCAATATAAATGTATCTTCTGATTTTGTGCTGCATCAATTTACATTTGCATTTGATTATACTATGGAATCAACATATGATTTAACTGGTGTGGAATTTCAAGTATTTTTAAAAGGAAAAGATTTTTCGTGGATGACTTTTTTGACCCCAGTTCCTTTAACTCCAGGAAATGGTTATGCTGAATTCACAATGGGGCATGCAGGGATACCAAGTGGTGAACTGGAAATTGTCGTAAATATAATAAAAACAGGAACAATAAATGCAAGATATAAAAGTGCGTCGATAATAAAATACAATCTAACAAATTACACACAGAGTCAATTAATAGAAACAGCTGTAGGTCCACCTCCGGTTTTAGATATGTTAGATATTCCAGGAATTGAAAAGACATGGTTTGACGAATTGAGTGATACTGACAAGAAAGTATTTGAAAAAGAAATAATTCAAAAGATGATAACACTATATGATAGCACATCAATGAGAATGATGAATACTTTTATAAACTATAAATTCCCAAAAACAAAAGGAATCATCAAAAATATATATTTCAATCCAGAAAATATCTCAGTTGTTAATTTAGTTGTTGATAGAACTGAAGTCCCTGGTGGTTTGACGGTGGGAGATCAGTATGCGATCAAGGGCCCAGTAACAAATCCAGCAGATCCATTTTATGGGAAAGAGGGGGCCATTGCTCTATGTCTATCTTTAATTCCGGAAACATGGAGATTTGATTATTTATCAATATCTTCCGTGTTGATAAATGATAACGATGGACTTAAATATTTTTATGATGGTCATAAATGGTTCAGGCCAAATTATGATCTCCCAGTAAAGATAGAAGCAATATTGTATACTAAGGATGGATACCTTTCATATATAGATAAAGCAAAGAACGCATTATTAGATCATTTTACTGATAAATTTGGGTTGGATGCATCAATATATCGTTCCGAGATAATCTCATTGTTACAACAATTGGATGGCGTGACATATGTTAAATTGATTAAACCAGAAATAGATATTTTCTTCAATTTTAAAATGGACGATTTGCGTTATGATGAAATAATCACATATGTCCCAGAATATATATGGGTAGATAGTGAAGATATTATAATTGATGTTAGAGTTGGCTAATAGGGGTGACAATGGATAAAGAAACATTAACTTCAATACTACTAAAAAATAAGAATGAAATAAATAGATTTCTCATAACAACAAATGCTAATTTTTGGGTGGGATTTAATTCTTGTAGAATATTAATAACCATTCCTGCAATGGGACGTTTGTTTCAACAATATTTAGATAGTAGTTTTAGTGATATATCAGATATGATGCCGGGGATATATAGTGATTGGCCACCATATAAGATTCTAGCTGATCCTTATACTAGATCGATGGCAATATTATTAAATATTTCTCTAGAAAAAAAATTATATGATATTTCAAGAGGATTGTATACACTTATGAATATAAGAATGCATTTTTCTTTGATTAAGAAGTACTTCAAATATTGTGATGAGGGTGCATATCACTTAGCATTGGAAAACCTCCCCAAGCAGCATCTATTCAATCAGAAGGGGTCGATACAACAAGCTTTTTATTATTTATCAGATGTATTATTTGAAAGATATAAGACTCAAGTTCCAAGGGATAAATCTTCTAAAAGTATGTACCGTATGATTTATGATTTTAGAACGAGATGGGAACAAAGTATGAAGGCCCAGGCGAGAAAATTTTATGACATCAAATCTGGAAAAATAAAAATTATTTCATTACAAGATAAGGAATTTCTTATTGATACGAGAGCAGATCAAATGGTAGACAACACAATAAATAATTTTATTATGTATAAGGTTTATGATAATAATCTTTTAAAAAATGTTTGTAATAAGGTTTCATTTAGACCGTCATATATTGAACCATTTATAAAGGAGATAACTCTAAGCGAAGAAGATTTATTGAGACCGTTACTGTATATAATTATTGATAATGCATCCTCTGAAGAGTTTGTTAAATCAGAGTTTTTAGTTTCTCTATTGAAAAGGATGTCTACCAGATATACGATAGAAAAGAAATCATTGAAAGAAAAAATTGAACAATTTATTCAAGTTTTGATGAAACAGAATATGGATCTGGCCAAACTATATATAAAGATTAGTAGTCCATATAAACAGAAAATCAGAATTTGCATTGCCATGTTTTTATACTATACAATGTGCAATGCTTTACGATAAAAAAGGCTGCCATTTCTGGCAGCCTTTTATTTTAAATGTCTGTAGTTGCAAGAGTCAAAAATATCTCTTGCAATTTTCTCAGTGTTCGTTCATGGGGATTTTTTATCCCCCTCCCATTGACAGCAATCTGTTTTTTTTGATCATCATATGTAATAAGGGTTGTTTTCCCCTTAGCACACACAGTAACAGTCACCCCGCCTGCCTTTTTGTCATAGACAGCAATTACAGTTTTCTCAGGCATGTCTCCTCCTAGAATTAAGATCGAACCCTCTGGTGGATTCATAAACACATATATCTAGTTAAAGATGCTAAAAAAATTATGGAACTGTGACCGGTGTTATGACTAAATTATCATAAACTGTATATTCATCATAGACATTCGTGGGAACATCATCATAATTATAAGACCACTGTATCTTATCAAACATTTCTATAATTTGTCTTAAATATGGAACCATACTTTCATAAACAGTATACTCATCAAACGTATTATTTGAGCTATCATCATAATCATAAGCCCATTGTACCTTATCTCGCAGGGCAAATTCCCTACTAAATAAAATATCTAAATTTTCATATATTGTATATTCATCAAATGTATTATTCGGGTTGTCGTCATAATTATATGCCCACTGAATAATCTCATCGATAGGTATTACTGCCTGTCTTAACATTAAATCATCAACACTATAATATTCATTATGATTACTTATTGCTGTTGTTCTAAGATAATCATCAACTGCTAATCTTTCTCCAACTGGATCTTTGAATTCTAACCCAAACCAACCAACGCCAAGGTATCTACTATGAATAGGTTTAAAGAAATCTACAACTTGATTAATCTGTCTATTGAGTATTCCAAGTCTTAACATTCTAAATGTGCTATTAATGTTATAAAATCTTGACACAACGTCAAACAAATATAATAAATTAAACACAGCTTCATCATAAATAACTTCCGAGGAATCCAAAACATCAAGCACGAAATCATATAATTCCGGATTTATTGCCTGTAGTAATGTTTTATTATGTGTTTCGTCTACCGCAATATTTTCACCAAGCAATCTGAATACTTCTTTCCTTCTATTGAGTTTATCATCTCTGAGTTCTCTTTGAGATGTATTAGTCGGATCATTTGTGGTGCTCAATGCAGTATCGGGCATTAATGCATATTGTGGATCTCTTGCAATTATCTGTTTAATATAAACATCATCAGTTACTTCCAATCCAATTTGATTTCCTAAACCATCAAGCTCAACCATCAATGGTTGCAGACAAAATATGTTGTGATTCAGATGGAATACATTTGGAAATGAAGAATCTATTATTGGTTGTACACTTAGATGTGGATCCAGTGTTGACCAATTAAACATTCCCATATTAAAGGATGTTTGATTAAATACTGGAACTGCATATAATTTTATCATGTTTATATATTGTAGATAAACTTGAATATCATCATACATACTCGACGGTCCTGTAAAATGAGTGAATAATGTTATTATTGGTGTCAAGACCGCACCGACTGCCCAGTTAAGTCCACCAACATTGACGAAGTTTCCTGATGGTTCATGGACTGTGAAATTATTTCCACGTGCCTGTACATCGAGAGGTGTTGTTGTCCACATATTAGATGCTACATCATAAATATAAGTATTGGCATATGTGTTATTTACATTAAAACCACCAACTACCATAACCTTAGTTCTATGTTGGTCAATTGCACATCCAAACCTAGAAACTGGTGTCCCTGGCTTTCCTGCAAGTGGTGTCAGTGTTCCATCTGTCAAATTGTATTTAAATACTTGATTTGAAAAATTTCTTAGATCAAAATCAAATCCCCCAATTATTAACAATTCTCTCTTTTCGATCATGCAATAACCACAGTCTATAATATTTAGTGGAAATGCAAAAGGCATAGTTGCCCATGTTTTCAAAAATAAATCATATGCATAAACATCGTGATTTAAATTCCCCGAATCGTCAACACCTCCAATAACAAACACCAATTCATCAGTTGCAATCATCATATGATTTCTTAATTTCTTTGGAAGATAATTTTCGAATTCCCATTGGTGATTATATAACTCAAATCTGTAAAATCCATCAGTCACATCACCATTTTGGTTTATTCCACCACCAATATATGCTGCCATTTGAAATGACACTGCACCAGTTTCTTGTAGTTTTTCCAGTGCATTATTTTTGGTTTCTATTCTATCATCTAATACATATTTAACAAGTCTTGAAGGATCACCAGTAAAAACCATTGGAAGAAAATTCGGTGTATCGTGTTCACTATCTTCAACATCAATAATTCCAAATGAATCATCATAATCTTTTTCAAAAGAAATAGATCCCCCATCTGGTTTCCATGTCATTCTATTTTCTAGTGGTTCTGCTGGTAAATTTCTACTATTTTTTTCGTTGAAAAGAATACTATATGCTAATATCATTTCTAATAATGATAATTTTGTATTTAATGGAGTATATTCCCATTTCTTTTTATCATCAATATTTCCAGTTAAATTCCATTGCTGATATTCTAATCTTGCTTTATAACTTAATAACATATAAGCTTTTTTAACTTCCATTATACCAGCAGAAAGAATTATATTAAAAAATGGTGTCATCGATGGTAGTTTTATTTTAGTAGTTCCATATAAATCTAAAATATTTTGTTTTGTATAATACCAATGTGGATCTGTGTTGAGTGTATTATATGGTCTGACTAATTCATTTGTCCATCCAGGGACATGTCTATTATTTAATGCTGGAACACCACGGAAAAATATATCTGGTCCGGACGGTTCATAGTCTAACCAATATTCATATATTTCACTATCCAATTGAAAGAAAAATTTAACTGCCTGTTCAACTGATCTCGGTGAACCTTTTATATGATATAGATTTACTAAGTCTAAAAGAAAATGTGGTTTAGAAGAAGGTGTTAAAAGATAATAAAATGGAATTCCGTGTGATTCTAATAGTAGATCCAAATCCTCTAAGTCTGCCTTAAATGGATCAGAAAGATTTTTTTGTTCCGTTGATAGTGTTTTTAGAGAGGAGTACCAATCTCCTATCATATTCATTAAACGGATGTTGTCATTACTATCCTGTGAACGCACCTTTAGTATTCTATCATAGAATGTTGAAAATTCTGATTTATTTTGAACTAGATTTACATACTTCTGATCATATATCGAGTCGACGACATAGTTATCAAGTTCGTCTTGTGTTATCTCAATATTTTTTATATAATTGAGATAATCAGTGAACCTTGCATAGAAATCTTTCATGAATTAGACTCCTTTTGTTTAAGTTTTAATTTTATCTTCAACATTTTTAATTTTTTCAATATTTTTTTGTTTTATTTTAGGATCTTTTGATTTACTAGCTAATCTTTTTGCTAAATTTAACATTTGTTGAACAATCGATTTTAAAGATGATATATTGACATCTCTATCTTCATATACATTACTATATTGCCCATCTAATTTTGCAAAAGAATTTATAATTGCAACAGATGCTGCGATTATTATAGCCCCAGCTCCAGTAGCAATTGCAAGTGTCATAAGTGTCATTCCTGCATAGAAAATAGCACCAATTGCAACGGATGTTGCAAGACCAATAACAAATAAAGGTTTGGCAGCAGAAGATAATTTCTTTAAAGTTTTTATTAGACCCAAAATTATACTTTTAATTTTGCTCCAACCATATTCTTTTGACATTTGTTTATATTGATTTTTTAATTCCATATATTCTTGTTTAATTGCTTCTATTTGTTTAATTTTGTTTATATCATTTTTTTCTTTTGCTTTTTTAATTGCAGCAGAATACATTCTCATAAACATTTTATCTACCACTCTAACTATTCCATCTAAAACTCTCACACCTTTAGCTGATTGTTCAATTGGTTTTGCTTCATTGAGAAAACTTTCAATAAGCGTTTTATCATTTGCCTTTAAAATATGAAAATGACTTTCTGTTAATTGTGTATTTTCAACAATGAAATATCTAATGCTCTCGGCTAAAAATTCAACATCAGTTTTCTTTAATTTTAATTTCATTAATATCCTCCAATGATTTCAAATATTTTTCCCAATATTCAACAGCTATATTAATAGGTATACAATACGCAATTCCCGCACCCATGGTATGTACCGCAAAATTTATTCCTATCACTTCTCCATTTAAATTAAAAACTGGACCACCACTATTTCCAGGGTTCAGAGTTGCATCTAGTTGTAACATTTTTCTAAAATGCAATATGTCCATCATATCTATTTCAATATGTATATTACTAACCATTGCCATTGTAAATGTCTGGGATATTCCAAATGGACCTCCCAACACTAAAGATATATTCCCTTTTTTCATCAAATCCGAATCTCCAAATTTTATAGGTTTAAAATTCTTAAGGTTGGATTCTATTTTAATAACCGCCAAATCCTGATCTGGCACAACATATATAACTTTTGCTAAATACTTTCTAGTTTCGGAAAATTCAATAAAAATTTTAGAAGCATTATCTACTACATGATTATTAGTCATAACATAACCATCTTCTGTAATAATAAATCCCGTGCCACATGATGGTTGTGGGATAAGGGTATTATCATAATAAATTTTAAGTGATACTACGCTCTCATGGACATTATCATAGATGTTTGTAAAAACCTCAGAATCCAAAGGAAACGCCCCAACTGAAACTGCCAACAAAATAAATAATAATACTAATTTCTTCATACTAATCTCCTTTTTGTTATTTAGCGAAAAAAATAATACAGATATAACACAGCTATTGCAACAGCAGAACCCAGCACATCAGCTATGAGATCCCATATATCACACACATGATGAATATTATGATAATCATAAATTTCTTTTAATGTTCCTAGAAAAAATACTAGCAGAAAAGCTTTGAATGGATTGCGAAATAAAAATGTGAATAATATTGTGAGTAAAAAACAACCTGAAAAATGCCAAACTTTGTCCCAGCCCATTATAAATTCTAATAACACTTGTTTCATCACACTATAACCATCCTATATTTATTTATTTTTGTTCGCCTATTTTATTTTTTTGCTTTTAACAAACACATATATATGTTTAGTGTATGGAAGGATATCCATCCTTCTTATTTTTTTTCAAAATTTCAACGGAGGTCGATGTGGGTGAGATAGGATTAATTTTCAAGGAAGTGGAATCGAAAATTTTGGATTTCAAAAAAGAATTTCCGAAAATACACACGGGAATAATTTTTCATCTTGTCCAAAACAAAGATCAGTTAAAGATCAGGGCAGCATTGAGAAATAATTGGTGTGTTGTTTGGAGTAATGTATCGGAAACGAATGAATTCTATGATGCTGAAGGATTCGAAAAGAAAAAAGAGACCCTACAGTTTCTGTGTAAAAAAATGATGGATAAAGAAATACCATCTGATTGTGTTCATCTTTTCCACAATCGAGTCGAGATGAAATACAGTGCTGCTATGTCATTCACAATCAAAGGTGCAAAAGTTGTTGATGATATTATGGATATAGATGAATACAGACAATTATGTACCAATTTCGCAAAACTTAAAGAAGTTGTGGTGTTTAATAAAACTGGAAAAAATCTTGAGAAATTCCAAATAAAAGATGGCATATTTGAAAAAATAATTTCTGAGTTTGATCATCCAGTTGATACGTTTTCAAAGGAATATATGTTAAGAAGAGTTATAAGCGCTCTCACTTCAGATGAGTATGATGTGAAATTAAACTCAGATGGAACATCTCTGAAAATCGAAGAAAATGGTAAATGAGGAGTGATAAGAAATGGAGAAAAAACAACTTGAGCAAGAATCAAAAGAGGTACTTATTGAACGTGTCATTGTGATGAGCAGTGCGATCGAAGTGATCAAATGTAGTGCAAAGGAGGCGGTCCGCAGCAGTGTGAAGAGAACACACCTACCAATGAATATTCTTGAGATAATATCGACTTTGAAGTAATTGGAGGGAAAATATGCAGGGTGTCATTTATTCGACATCTGGAAGAGCCAGAGAATACGAGGAACACGCGATCAATATATATAGTGGTTGTGGGCATCTTTGTAAATATTGTTATGGTCCAGATATCATTAAAATTTCAAAAGAGTTATGGGAAAATCCTATTCCAAGAGATAACATTTTGGAGAGAGTTAAACTGGAAGCATCTGCGTTCAAGGGAAAGACGGTGCAGTTATGTTTCGTGACAGATCCATACCAACCAATCAATGATCAGCTGAGATTGACGAGAGAAATAATAAAGGTTCTTCATGAAAACGAAGTAAGAGTATCCATTTTAACCAAGGGCGGGAGAAGAAGTGTTCAGGATATTGATCTACTTTCTAACAATCCAGAATTAAGTAAATATGGAACCACATTGACATTCATGGAAACAAAAGATTCTCTTGAATGGGAGTCAGGGGCCGCATTGCCAAGCGAGAGGATAGAAGCACTCAAAATAATGCACGATGCCGGCATCGAAACATGGGTAAGCATGGAGCCAGTCATAGAACCTAGACAGACTTTTCAACTTATCAAAATGACACATGAATTTGTGGATATATTTAAAATTGGAACTTTAAATTATCATCCACATGCGGAAACAATTGATTGGCGCCAGTTTGGTGAATCAGTAATAAGTATACTAAATAGGATTGGGGCGAATTATTACATAAAGAATGATTTGAGAAACAAAATGTTGCCATCCACAATAATAAAAATAAAGGAGAGAGGACGATGAGGAAAGTTTTTAAAAATTTCGCAATGGTTGGTATTTTTCTAATGGGGATATTGAAAATATACCAAATGGTTAAAATTGCTTACTTAAGATCGAGGTTGGGAGATTTCTAAAGGGGGCCGCTGAATGCAGAAGAACATTTTCACAATTCCAGAAACAGAAAAAGCAACACTGAGAGAAGTTTATGCACACCTAGGAATAGGTGAGAGCGAAAGCGAATTTGTTTTAAAAATGTATAAAAACATGAAGGAACTCAGGAAAGAATGCAGAGGAAAAGAATACTATAATCTGATACGGGAACAAATAATAGTGAATCAGAAATTTCAAACCCTCTTTTTCGTCTGCTTGTCAAGAGCAAACTCGTGTTGGCCATGGACATTGTTTAGGAGAGCACTTGGAATTGGGGATGATCAAAATCGATCAATTTTCAAAACATTTGAGATGATTGTGAATCGTTCTGTTGAGATGATGCTGGATGATTACATATTTGCTGAATGTATTACAATCTATCTAATACATACAACAAAAGAAATGTGGGAATTTCTAGCATTGGAATTCAGAGATATGTCTACAGAAGGAACAGCGGAAGAAACAATGAAAGAACATATTTCAGTAACACCATAGGGGCATCGCCCCTTTTTTTATCTTAGGAGATACTTATGAATAAGATTTTCGTTTATGGAACTCTGATGCCAGGACAATGTAGATATTTTTTAATATCTGAGCATGTCGTTGATATAAAAGAAGTCACATTAAAAGATCACGCATTGTTTCTATACAATGATATGGATCAATCATATCCATTTATGGTTCCTTTGTCTGGTGGTGAAGTTAAAGGTGTAGTACTAACATTCAATGAAAGTAATTCAGAAGAAATTCTGGAATTTATTGATGAGATGGAGACACCTGCTGGATATGTGAGATCGGAATGTGTTGTCAATGAAAATGATGGAACGAATCATTCTGTGATAACTTATATACCAACTAACCCTGATGTGATTGAATGGATAATAAATGATCTTCCAAAAATCGAGACTGGTGATTGGGCAGCATTTTATCCATTGTTCCTCATCGTTAAACTGAATAAACTTATGTCAGAATCACAGGAAATCTTTTTAGTCGATTTAAAAAATGGTGGGGTTGTTTCTTATGATGTTGAAAATGATCGTCTCAAAAAGACAGCAGAACGAAAAACAACAATTGAGTGTAAAATGGAAGATGAGATTGGTATTTCTGAAATGTCAAAGATTCTTATCCCATTATTAACATTATCAACACACATAACCAGAAAGGGTGGTGTTTTGATTTTATTATTTAACATAGGGGAAATTTAATGTTTTACATTGAAGGAAAATACGCATGTGCTGTGGTCCACGCCGAAACAGTTGAACCGGAAGCAATTTCTCAAATACATCACATGATCAATAATATTGCATTTACTAATGATGCAATATTTATGCCTGATATACATAATGGATCTGGTTGTTGTATTGGTTTCACCATGAAATTAACGAAAGATAAGATTGTTCCGAATGTTATTGGTTTTGATATTGGATGTTCGGTCATGTCCTTATGCCTTGGACCAGACCTAATGGACAAATTCATATCTGAAGAAACTCCAAAAGAAATTAGAAAATTGATCCCCTTTGGTTGTGTCACACATTCAGAACCGATTGTTGATTTTGAGAAGTTGTTCAGATGGAAAAATGTTAATAGTATGGTAGAAAGAGTTTCTCTAATTTTTGGACAGAGAAACATCCCACATATCAGCTATAAATGGCTTGTTGGAAGATGCAAAGAAATAGGAATGCGTCTTGATAAATTCTTAAATTCTGTTGGAACCGTTGGTGGTGGTAAATGATTGCCTCCAGGCCAAATAAAATAAACTGAAATCTTCTCTGATTGACTTGGAAATCCTATTGTTTGGGATGACAGGGCGGAAGGAATTCATCTATTCCACCGTGAGAGACTGAGCGAGAAGACATTTCCATATAAATGAAGCGACAGTCCAAACTCTAGAAATAGAAACAATAAGTTATGAAACTAGAGAAAATTGAATCATTTTATAGAGTTAAATCAGTCTTTCAAAACAGAAGAATTCTATGCAACTATTCACACAGGATCGCGGAATTTTGGAAAAATGGTTTGTATGCATCATATGAATGTTGCTAAAAAAAGATTGAAGCATAAACGAAATATTCTTATGAAGACAAAGATAGAGGAAATACTTCGATCAACAACAGATAAAACACAAATAGGAAAAAGAATTAAAGAGGCAAAAGAAATCGAAGGAACAATTGACACTTGGGATAATTTAGCATATCTAGAAGATAGAGATATGTTCGATTATGTGGTCGATATGATAGTTGCACAAGAATACGCGAGATTGAACAGATATGTTATTGCATCCGAAATCTCGAAATATTTTGGAAAACCAATATCTGATATTATTGAAAGTGTGCATAATTATATCGACTTCGATGATATGATAATCAGGAAAGGTGCCATACGAAGTTATGTTGGAGAAAAAATGATCATCCCATTTACTATGAAAGATGGGTCGATTATCTGTGATGGGAAGAGCAATCCAGAATGGAATTTTTCAGCCCCCCATGGCGCTGGCAGGGTATTATCACGTAATCAGGCCAAGAAAACTCTTGATATGGAGACTTTCAAAGAATCCATGGCAGATATTTATTCTGATTCTGTGTGTGAAGCCACCCTCGACGAAGATCCAAGAGTCTATAAAGATCCTTCTGAAATTGAAAGACTTATAGAGCCAACAGCAAAGGTTTTGGACAGATTGTTGGTTATCAGGAATCTCAAAGATAAAATAACGAAAGAAGAAATGATAAAGTATTTCAAGGAGGAATCTTGAAATTTAAAACTCTTTCAGCATGTGTGGGAACGAATGTTTGCAATGCATTATGTCCTTATTGTGTTTCTAAAATGACAGCCCCAAAAGATTTGGACGGCAGCTCAAAGATGAATTTGAGAAATTTGAATGTAGCGGCCAGGATAGCATATCATGCTGGTGTGACGACTGCACTAATAACAGGAAAGGGTGAGCCAACATTGTATATTGATGATTTGATCGATACCATTGAAATTCTTTCTGATCATTTCCCTCTTGTAGAACTCCAAACGAATGGATTGCTCATAGGGAAAATGCACGAGAACGGAGTTCTTGGTGATCTATACAATATTGGATTGACAACAATCTGTCTTTCTGTTGCACACTACAAAGATGATGTAAATCAAAAAGTATTGCTGAATGACATGAGCGAATATCCACCACTGGCAAAGACAATAGCAATGATAAAAAGTGTTGGTCTTTCTGTGAGACTAAGTGTGGTTGGCTGTCGTGGAATGATCGACACCACCCAGGAAATGGATAACCTTGTAAAATTCTCCAAAGCTTGTACGGTTGATCAGCTGACATGGAGACCAGTTAAATTTCCTGCCGGATATAGCGATCATGAAAATAGGAAACGATATGAAATTGCCCCTAGAATAGTTTCACATCTTCAGGAATTTGTTAGTTCAAAAGCCACATCACTTTTATTTTTGTCCTACTCTTCAACTGTCTATGATTATGAGGGCCAGAATTTATGCATCTCCGATTGTCTCACCAGGAGCAAGAATCCCGAGGAGATAAGACAAATAATTTATTTTCCTAATGGGGAAATATCTTATGACTGGGAATATCCAGGAGCAAGGATTCTTTAAAAGGAGATAATTATGTTTTCTTTATGGCCTTTTAATAGATGGAATTGGGAATATAAAACGGAACATCAACCATTGTGGAAAACAACGGCGGAAGTGGAACTCGATTGTTATAAATGTAAAAAATGTAAAAAGGAATTTTTTACAAATAAAAAAGAAAAACCAAAACGGTGTCCGTTTTGTAAATGAGAAATGTGGGGGGCGGAAATCCCTCCATATTTTTTTTATCACATCAAACTAGATATATACATTATATGAGATGAAGTTTTCGTTAACATATTATGGCGGGATGGCGAAATAGGTAGACGCACCGGACTTAAAATCCGACGGACGCAGGTCCGTGCCGGTTCGATTCCGGCTCCCGCTACCATTCTGACATTGGGTTTCATTGATCACGCTTCACCAATGTCAGAAACAGTGAGCATTGCGCCCACCGCAATGAAGTATTAATTGACAATCCCTCTAGATGGTCGATTAATCTCATAAATCCGGCGCAGCCCTAGAGGATGGGTACGAGAAGAGGTTTATAGAATAACTGGGAGATGAAGAAGCGTGGGTGCCAACTTGCGTGGAGTCGACAGTGCAATACCAGTAACCTCTTCTCCATCCGGCCCATTTTTTTAAATAGAAAATAATTTATAATTTTTATCTGGAGTAATACATGATTTTTTCAAACAATGAAATGAAACGCATCTGTGATACACTTCTAAAAAATATATTGGATGGAAAATATATAAAACATCATAAGGGAATAGTCCACCCCACGTGTATGTGTGGGATGGAGGCTGAGAATGTAACTTTTTTTACAAAACATTATGGGACTGATGTTCTGTTTATAGTGCATTATGCGTGCGGAACTACTTGTTATTTAAA